TTTTGCATTTATGCTCCTTTTTTCACTCCTTTTATAACACCTTTGTTCTTAGATGCATAGAATATCTTTTCACCCCTCTTCTTACCATACTGTTTCTTCATGGATTTCATAATTTTTTTACCTTTTTTGTTTAGTGGCATTAATTATCCTCCGTGATTACCGCTGCTTGCTTGACTCCGGTCTTTGCAAGACTAACTCCAGCTCTTAATTTAGCTAAATCTTCGTTTTGTTCCATCTTATCTTCTGCAATCTCGCCTTGTTGCATCAATCTTGCTCTTGCAAGGTCGATTTGGGCCTCATCATTGTCTTTTTTACGCTCATTTTCCATCGCACGAAGGTCAACCTCACGTGATTTTAGTTTTAAAAGCGGATCAGAGTCGAATTGTGACGTAATTTTCTTCTCTTCCTTCATAAATTCTTCTGTCATCTCTGCGATCAGCACAGATTTTCTCGCTTCGACCTGATTTGTCAGCGCTTGAAGCTGTGCTTGCATCCTAGGATCTGTTGCTGCCATCTGTTGCATCATAATCATCTGTTGTAATTGCTCTCTAAACTCTAATTGTACCTGTTCTTGAGCCATCAGACTGATATGTTCTAAAATATTTTTTTGTATCGCTGCCATAACTGCAGGATTATTTCTAACAATATTAGTTGACATAAAATTTAAGTGAGCTGTGATGTGTGCTCTGTGATCCTGACCTGGAAAAGCTTGAAAAGGTTTACCTGCTAATGCATTTATATGCTCCATACTTGGGTCCATCGGCGCTGTTGGCGCTGGTGCAGGTAAAACTGCATCAACATTTTTTACACCAATCGCCTCGTACATATTTCTGTAAATCTGATACATGTTATGTAACGCAGGATTTGATGTTGCTATTTGTAATTGTGTCTGTGCTAGTGTGATTCTCTGTGACATCGAGAATATATTAGGGTCCGCTACAGGGACGACATCTATTCTATCATCAAAGTCAGCTTGTTTAATATTTCTTGCACCACCAACAACATCGTATGGATATTCTGGTGGCAGATATTGTGATACTACTTTTGATAATAATTTAAATTCTTCTTTCATCGCTGCATAACATCTCTTGTGTATTGCGCTCATGACTCTTGAACCACGCTCTAATAATGCAACTGTTGTTCCAACCGCTGCTGCCTGGTTACCATCACCAACTTGCATGTCAGCTATGCTCGCGAATCTTTGACCAGCTTGAACAACAATACCTAAAAGATTTAATAATGTCTGTGATGGTTCTTTGTATGGTAATGGAAAGAATGCATCACGTAGTGATCCACCTGGTGCATCCACATCTTTGAACTCACCCGGTTGTATAGGAGCTGCCTCGTCTCTGACTCTAACACCTCTCTGTTTAAATCCTGCTGGTAAGTTTGATAAAGTCCCTGCGTCTAATAATTGACGGAGAGCCGCCGTTGCCGTACGACTCAATCCGCCAATCATGTGAATGAGTCCAAAGCCATAAAATCCTAGTCCTGGCAGAAACTTGAAGTGGACAAAATATTGGATCTTATTTTTCTTCAGATCATTGGGCGCATAGTTTCTCCGTATGGAGAGGACTACTCGGCTGCCTTCTTCTACAGTTACAATGTAGGGCAATTTTATTCCTGTTGGCTCACCATTAGAACCAACTTCTTCGAAACCTTCTAGGTCAAGATTAACATGACACTCTAACAGAGTATACACAGGTTCTTGTTTACCTGTCTTTTTAGTTCCGTCTAATTCTTTTTCTTTTTTATCAAGATCATTTTTTTCTACATGACCTGGTGGTCCTAATTCTACATCTCTGTAAAAACCATTGACCTGTTGTTTTCTTAATTCGTTTTCTGATATTTTAATTACATGAATTACAGACTCTGCATCCTCAATGCTTGTTGCAGTGTATGGCACAACTAATTCATCTGCTGGTACAAACTTTGATACTGCTCTGCCCATTGGCACATCGTAATAAACTTTTTTAAATGTAGAACCCGCAAGTGGTAGATGAAATAACATCGAGTCAAACTCTGCCTCGTACTCTTTCATCTGATCCATAATCAGATAATTCATAAAATCTTTTACACGAACCGCCTGTTGCTCTGTCTGTGGATTCTTTACACCTATAACCTGTGTTCTTACCGGTCCATCTGCTGGTAATAATTCTTTGTATGCCTGTGCTTGAAACTGTGTCACTGCCTCAGCTAACACTGGGTGTGTTGCACCTGAAGCCCCTTGAAATGGTTCTGTTCTATTCTCGTATTTAAAACCAAGTAGATCTAATCCTGTGATATAAGATTGTTCCCATTCTTTTCTCGATGCTTTGTAATCCATGTAATTTTGAACCATCTCGTTTCCTACTGGTTCTAAAACATCATCAGGTAAAAGTTCTGCTAGATTATCAAAATGTGATTCTGTTCCTGGTACGTTGATTGCACCTGGCTCGTAGTCTAATGTTACGCCGCCATCCTCTTCTGGTATGACCTCGATCGGTCCTTTTTCCTCTACTGGTTCCTGAACAGCAACATCTTGAATCTCCTCTTGTGAGGGAATTTTTTCTTGGTTTCTAGTGTTCGGGAGTCCTTTGTCTATTTCTGCCATTTAATACTCCTATCCTTTCTTAACACGTTTAAAGATACCTGGCAACCCCTCGTCTCCATGTGGAGTAGGTCCTGATATCGGTGGTGGACCTGATTTTTTTCCAATCAATCCGCCATCTCTCGCACCTTCAAATGCAAGAGCAGACTGTTCGGCTCTTAACTGTTGCCTTTGTTCTGGTGTCATTGCTTGTAATTCTCTAATTCTATCCCTAGTAAATTTTGTTGCATCAATACCTAATCCTGCTGCAGTAATACCAAGTCCAACTGGAGTTGTTAATCTAGCAAACCTACCCAGATTTAAAATTCTTTGAGCTGTTGGATTTGTTGTAATCTTTGCAACGTTTTCTTTAAACAAACCAGGAAAAGATAATTCTAAACCAACTAAAGGATCTATTACTGCATCAGCAACATTTTCTCCTTTTCTAATATTTTCTGCAACAGTTAATCCGGCAAGTGGAATTGATGCTGCTCTTGTACCTAAAGGTCTTACAACTTTATCAAAAGCAAAAGTTCCAACTTTGCCCAATCCTTTTCCAGCATCAATTAAAAGTTGTCTATCAATAGAACCTCGTTCTCCGGGACGAAAACCCTGAATTGCTAATTGATCCACATTGTTTAATAGTTTTGCATTTGCAAATAATTTTTGTGCTGTTTTTTCTGCAGTTCTTTTTTCGTTGTCAACTTGACCTTGCATGATAAGACCTATTTCTGCCCTATCAACATCGGTTAATTCTTTAACAGGTTTATCATATAAACCAAAACCTAAAACATTTGCATAGTTTGTGCCATATACTTTTGGTTTTAAAGTAAACTCATCTAATTGAAGACCTTGTACTCTTCCACCTGCTAGATCAACCACAGTAGATATTTTTTTATTATTAAATTCTATTTGTTTTTGTAGTTCTTTAGGTATTGTTTTTAAATTTTTAACTTGTTTATAAAGTTTATTTTGTTCTGCATATAATTGTTTTAACTTATTCTCAAAAGGTTTAACAGCTTCATTGTTTATTTGCACAAACTCAGGACTATCAAAATCTAATCCTAGATTCATAACATTATATAACTGACCTGTTTTTTTAACTTGATCTAAACTCAAACGGTGAGCCTGTTCCAAAGGTTTACCTTTTTTAAAATCTGCTAAAATTCTTTCAATATTATTATCGGACACTTCTTTCACTAAATTATATTTTTTTTTATTTGCTTTTTTTCTTATTGGATCAGGATCTTCATCCCCTATTAATTTTAATTTTTTTCTTTCGGCTAAAGCTTTTTCTGCAGCTTTTTTGGTTGTAAAATATTGAACACCTATAAATTTTTTAGGTATGTTTGACACCACACCTGGTTGTAATGCAGCTGTGTTACCAAAGTTTACTTTAAATTTTGCTTTTTCTGGTATATTAAATTTTAATTCACCAGTAGATCTGTCTATTGCTTTTCGATCTACGTCTCTTATCTCTCGTATTTTTAAATATTTTTCTCCTGCAGGTTGACCATATAGATCACCTCTCATAGCGATAGACGCTGCTTTTTCTTTAACTGGAATATTTTTTATTTTCCCTTCAGCTCTTAATATTTTTATTCTTTTACCAACCGGTGATCTAGAAAAATTGCCTTTAAATTCTTCTGTTAATTTATCAGCAATAGCCTCTGCACCTAGCTTATCATTATTTGCAAGTTCTATTATTCTTTTTTCTATCTCAGGCGCATATGGTTTTCTAAAAGCACTTTTACTAATACCTAGTTCCTTTGCTTGTTCAACGAATGTTTGACCACCATTATCAAACCCGATCCGTCCACCACGAGCCATGGCTGGTCGTGTAAGGTATGCCATCATCTGTGAGTAATTTTTTGGAGTCATTACTCTCCTAACATTCTAGCAATACCACCACCTGCTTTTTTAGTAACTGTATCTTCAATAACTTCTATAATGTCATCTTCAAGACCACTCTCATCTTGTTTTCCAGGTCTATAGTAAATAGTTTTATCTTTTGTTTTGATAGTGTAACTAGGTCCGTCCATCATATCTTCTTCAACCTCGATGTCTTTTAATTTTTTCTTAGTTGTTAATTCTTTTAATCTTCTACCACTTTGTGAAACAAGTTTTCCTGCAGACATAACTACTTCTATGATCTTATCTAATGCTGGAGCCGAAAGCTCTGCACCTTTTTTAATTAGGGGCATCGCTGGTTTTACAAATTTACCAAGAATAGGTAGTGTTGCAAGACCGCCCATAATTTTCATAAACTTTCTTCTGCCTGGTTGATCAGGTCCATCTTTGAAACCCGCACGTCCACCTTGTGCCATGTCCTCTGGATCATCTTTCATTTTATCTTTAAGTCTTTTGACAGCATCTTTGTTTTGTTTTTCGATTCTTTTTTTAATCTCTGCCTCTGTCATATCTCTTAATGATTCCTCTGCCGATTGAAACGGAGCTGAGATATCATCAGGACCACCACGACTACCTGGTGGTGGTAGATCATCATCTGGTATCTGTTTGCCACCCATGATACCTTTTTTAGGATCGATCTCTTTACCCTCTAGGTCAAATACTTTTGCTGATTTTGTAGATTTAATTCCTTGTTGCACGTTTCTCGGTGCTTCTATTTGATTGATAGCATTTTCTACTTGGTTAGCATTTTTTAATGAGTTTGGATCAATACCATTACGCATCAATCTTTCTGCAGTCATGTTTACATTAAAATCAACTAGATCTTTGTTGGGTAAAGTTTGTACGACTCCGGTCTTATCCTTCATCATAGTTTTTAATACCCATTGTAGAATTGCCTTCATTAATAATAATTCCTTTTACGTTGTTCGACTTTTTCGTCGATATAATCTTCAGGGTGCTGAATCAGACCGCCCTGCCTGAATCGCATAATCGCCTGTGTCGTCGAATCAACCAGGTCATCATGATCGCCATAAGGGAAAGCCGCGCACTCCTCGATAACTTCGTCTGCGAATTTCTGCTCAGGCGCCCATATCATACCAGATTCAAACAAAGGTGCAACAGCATTTACACGAGCATGCTTGTCGTTGCCTTTTGACGGTGTGAAGTTGACCACCGGTATATCCATCTGTCTTAGCTCGTATGTCAGTGGCAGACCCGATGCCTTGGCCTCAATTATAACAGACTCAGGTTTCCAATATTCGTATTGCTCTAACGCCAATCTACGTAATTCTGGAAACTCGTATCTGCCTTTTACTGCATCTAATAATATCAGATTGGCCGGGCTATCCTCATCAGGATAGAATATTCCCCATGTCGTTATCGCACTGTAATCGGCTGTCTCTTTTTTTAAAAATGCGGTATCGTAGGATTGTATGACGTGCTGTAGCTGTGGTATTTCTTCATCGGTATATTTCATCCACCACTCACGTTTTAATATGGCACCTTCTTCACTTGTTGGATTCTGCATCCACTGCGCGTTCCATTTGCCCGTGGGCAGTGTTGCTTGGACTTTTTCTAATTCTTCTAGTTTCCAATACTCTGGCCAGACAGGTTTTGCCTCTTTTGATCCGTGGTCCATGATCGCTGGAAACTCGACCACGTGCCATTGATCTGCTTTTGCCTCTTTCTGGTTCTGTATCAGTTTTCCTGTAAGATCTTTGTTAGACCATCTGGTCATGACCAATACGATCTTGCCTCCCGGCTGAAGACGCTGACGTGGACCTGACGTGTACCACTCGTAAGCTGACTCTAACGCTGTTGGGGAAAGTGCATCTTGCTCGGAATGTGGATCATCTATAATTAGAAGATCTGCACCACGTCCTGTGATCGCTCCACCAACACCGGCTGCGAAATATTCACCACCTTGCTGTGTCTCCCAACGTCCCGCTGCTTTTGAATCTTCTTGTAATCTTGTCTTAAAAATTTTTGTATAATCTTCTGAGTCGATTAGATTCTTGGCCTTACGACCGAATCTTATTGCTAGCTCACCCGTGTGTGTTGCCTGTATAATCTTGAGCTTTGGATCACGGCCCACCATCCAAGCCGGAAGTAAGAATGAGGCAAACTCCGACTTGGTGTGTCTCGGGGGCATGTTAACTATCAGGCGTGTTATCTCGCCCGTAGCCAATTTATTAAATTTATCTA